TACCTACAGACTTTGAACGTCCTTGCACTCTTGTTGTCCGCGCTCTGGACGAGCTTCTGGATTATCAAGACTATCCAGTTGAGGCGGCGAGAAGGTCCACTATGTCAAGAAGACCGCTTGGTGTTGGCATTGTCAATCTCGCTTACTGGCTTGCTCGCAACGATCTATCTTACCAACATATAGATAAGGATGGTCTCAACAAGATCCACGAATACACTGAGGCTTGGTCGTACTACCTGATCAAGGCGTCTGTGGAACTAGCATATGAGAAGGGGCCGTGCCCGCTGTCTCATGAAACCAAGTATCACTACAGCCAACTGCCCATCGATACCTACAAGAGAGAGGTTGATGAGTTGGCTGATCCAGACTACAAGATGGATTGGGCTTTCCTTCGCAGTCGCCTGAGTGATCATGGCATTCGTAACTCTACTCTGATGGCACTGATGCCGGCAGAAACGTCTGCGCAGATCTCTAACTCGACGAATGGCATTGAGCCTCCTCGCTCTCTGGTGTCTGTGAAGGTATCAAAGGATGGTGTTCTGAAGCAGGTTGTTCCTGAGGTTCGTAAGCTCAAGAACAAGTATGATCTGCTTTGGGATCAGAAGTCACCCGAGGGTTACTTGAAGATCTGTGCCGTGCTGCAGAAGTTCATTGACCAGGGCATCTCGGTTAACACGAGCTACAATCCAAAGTTCTATGAGGGTGAAGAGATTCCTCTGTCCGAGCTGATCAAGCACATTGTGATGTTCTATCGCTATGGTGGCAAGCAGCTGTACTACTTCAACACTGCAGATAATGCGGGTGAGGCAGTAGTGATGCCAGAGCTTGACAAGTCTGATGTGCAAGAAGAAGACTGCGATAGCTGCAAGATCTGATGGCATACCTCAATCACAACATCCCAACTATAACGTGTCTCATCCGCAACGAGTATTTGTTCAACCACGAGAAGGGTCATGGTGAATACTCGTTGTGTGATGTACACTCCGTTGCTTCAATAGAGAAGCGGGTGCCTCTGTTTGAGGCATTCTTGGAGAATGGTGTTAACTGGACGCGGAGACCAATCTCCGCGTTCTGCTGGAAGCCTTGTGAACCAGAACCCCTGTTCAACCACATGTACTGGGACTGCTTCTCACACTATGTTGATGTTCAAGTCAGGGCCCGCATGGCTGGACTGAGAGCAGAGCTTGTGAGGTGGAATGGCTCCAAGGCTGAGGGTACGTATATGTTCACACTTGACTGGAGTTTTGAGAACAAGTCCATGATGGACACAAACTTCTCAGAAACACCAGAGCACAAGTGTGCACACGTATTCAAAATGGATCATGGCAACTTCTACGCCTACCCAAACAACAGAATCATCTGGTATGACAGCGCCTGGACCAAGAACAGGATCACTGGCAACCCCGGCTTCAAGATTGACATGAATGTGTACAGCGTTGAAAACATGATTCGAAAAGAGACTGATGACTCTTACTTCTACGAGGTAAAGGATGCGCTCTGAGAAGTATGGGTATGACCTGACGCTATATACGTACCTCTACCCAAGCACTGTGTGCAAGGGTGTAGGTGTATTTGCTCTTGTTGACATTTCCAAGGATACGTGTATATTCAAGCCTGCGCTAGCAGAGAAGGTGCCCTGGGCTGCTGTCCCCGATGCAATTGTGGACAAGCTAGGGTCCCTTACTCTGTGGGATGATGAGGGTTTCTGGGTCAATTGCGATATCAGTAGAATTGGCCCGGAGTACTACATCAATCACTCACACAATCCCAATGTGATGTACGACACAGATACAGGTGCTCTATATGCTATCCGCGACATCCAAAAGGATGAAGAGCTGCTACACTACTATTTCCCTGATGAACGCGACTGGTAATACAATTTTCACTCAAGAGGTCAATCAATGACATATAGCGTTTTCGACTCTACTAATAAGAAAGATTTTGTCACCGCGAAGTGTTTTCTTGATGATCCTGTGACTATTGCTCGCTATGACCGACAAAAGTATCCCATCTTTGAGAAGCTGATCAATCAGCAGCTTGGGTTCTTCTGGCGTCCGGAAGAGGTTGAAGTTGTACGTGATGCCAAGGACTTCAAGGGACTGAGCAAGCACGAGCAGCATATCTTCACCAGCAATCTCAAGCGTCAGATCCTGCTGGACTCTGTGCAGGGCCGCTCGCCTAACGTCGCGTTCCTTCCTATTGCATCGCTGCCTGAGATTGAGACGTGGATTGCAACCTGGGCATTCTCTGAAACAATCCACTCTCGTAGCTATAGCCACATCATTCGCAACGTCTATCCTGACCCATCAAAGGTGTTTGATGAGATGATGGACATCGAAGAGATTGTCGACTGTGCCAAGGATATCAGTAAGAACTACGATGATCTGATTCATTACAACAACCTGGCACAGGTAACCGGCTATCACGGCGATGCATTCCTGCACTCTGAGGAAGTGCTGTATCAGCACAAGAAGGCTCTCTGGCTGGCGCTGATGTCGGTCAACATCCTAGAGGGCATCCGCTTCTATGTTTCCTTTGCTTGCTCCTGGGCATTTGCTGAGGTAAAGAAGATGGAAGGCAATGCCAAGATCATCAAGCTGATTGCTCGTGATGAGAACCTACACCTTGCAGCCACGCAGCATCTGCTCAAGATCCTTCCTCAGGACGATCCTGACTTTGTAAAGATCCGCGAGGAAACCAGGGAGCAGTGCATCAAGATGTTTGTGGATGCAGCTGATCAGGAGAAGGCTTGGGCTGACTACCTGTTCAAGGATGGATCGATGATCGGGCTGAATAAGACTCTCCTAAATGAGTATGTTGAGTGGATTACCAATCGCAGGCTGCAGGCTGTTGGTTTGCCTCTGCAGTACAAGACTGGATCCAATCCTTTGCCATGGACACAGAAGTGGATCAGTGGAGGTGAAGTGCAGGTTGCTCCACAGGAAACACAAATCACATCTTACATCGTCGGTGGCGTAAAGAAGGACGTGTCGACGGACTCACTAAAGGGACTCGCACTATGAAGGTACAGCTTTTAACTGACATTGCCGAGGCAATCAGAGACTACTCCAACGATATTCCTACATTGTATGAGCAGCTTGTAGGTATTTTTGTGCGTAACGGCATGACAATCGATCAGCTGGAAGAATGCATCGGCATCGATGAGGATCTCGATGCTGCGATTGATGAATATGAAGAATACCACAACACAACTGACGACGACTTTGATGATGACTGGCCCGATGGGGGTCGCGAAGACTTCTGACTAAGTAGGGGCGAAAGGATTCGCCCCTATGACATGGTATTATGAAGAATCAGCACTAATTGATGAAAGTGTATTAGATCCCTACGTCGGCTTTGTATATCAGATTACAAATGTCACGAGTGGAAGAAAGTACATTGGGAAGAAGCTTCTCAAGTTTAGAAAGAGCAAGCAGGTCAAAGGCAAGAGAAAAAAGTTTCTTGTCGACTCTGATTGGAGGGATTACTGGGGCTCTAACAAGACACTAATTTCAGACGTACAAACATTTGGTGAAGTTAGTTTCAAAAGAGAAATTTTAAGGCTCTGTAAATCAAAAGGTGAATGTAACTACTTTGAGGCAAAACTACAGTTTCAGCTACTAGCACTAGAGAGCGATGACTACTACAACGACTGGATTATGGTCAAGGTTCATCGCTCACATTTAAAAAAGGTTGACTTTTGATAGAGCCCCAGTATACTTACAGTATTGACAATAGGAGTGAGATATGCCACATCCAGCTAAAAACAGACCTCGAAAGGGACGCCGCAAGGTTGGTTCCAAGAAGAGGAAAAACATGAGAGCTAACCGAAAGAAGTAAACAATGTCTATGAACCTTGACGAAGTTAAAGCATACATTCGCAATTGCTCAACCGCATCCAAGATCTACATTGGCTGCGACTCGGAGAGATTTGTTCGAAACGAAAAGTGGTATGCTGACTATGCTTCTGTAGTAGTTGTTCACATCGATGGCAAGCACGGCTGCAAAATCTTTGGTGAAGTGACCAGAGAGCTTGACTACGACCGCAAGGTTGGTAAGCCTGCACTGAGACTGATGAACGAAGCATACAAGGTTCAAGAACTTTACATGAAGTTGCAAGATGCAATTGAAGATCGTTTTTGCGAATTGCATCTTGACATTAACCCCGATGAGCGCTATGGTTCATCCTGTGTGGTCACACAGGCGATTGGCTACATCATTGGCACTTGCAACATGGAACCAAAGGTCAAGCCTTATGCGTTCGCTGCCAGTATTGCCGCCGATCGTTACAAGGGTTTGGTAGCGGCATAAGTACTCTTATGTCGACTGCGACCGCATACTGCGGAACTGGGTGTATTACCCATTAACGAAATTAGGAGATCAAACTTTGTTAAAGCGCACAATCGTCGCGCTTTTGGGTTTGAGCGTTTTACTATTTTGCGTAGATTACGCAGCACAAAGTGCAATTAAAACACGTGAAAACATCATTTCGGAGGATCGTGTAGCCAGCCCACAAGCTGGTGAGTTTGTGATAGTCGTTGAGACTGTCGAAGTTGAAACTTACGCTCAAACACAAAACGATAGCGACAACAACGCTGCCGTTCAGGCTCCAACTGTTGTAAGAGCTTACAACGCTAGAGCTTCTTGGTACAGGCATGGTAAGGTTACTGCCAACGGAGAACGATACAATCCATTGGGTCATACAGTAGCTCACAAGTCTTTACCGTTCGGCACAATGGTTAGATTCACTAATCCGGAAACCGGAGAAAGTGTGGTAGCTAGAGTCAATGATAGAGGTCCATTCATTAAAGGGAGAGAGTTTGATCTTTCCTTGGGTTCTGCAAGAGCAGTTGGAATGGAACGGAGAGGTGTGATGATCTTGCGAATTGAAATATTGTCGTAATGGTAGGAGTTTGTTATGGCTAAGGAAGAAAAGGAGTCCTCCATCAAGCCTATTGAGGACTTCAACTACTACATCTTTCATCAAGATTTTGACAACGAAAGCTGTAGTGAAGCGATCAAGTTTATTCTAGAACGGAATCTGAACACGCCGCAGCCAAAGTTCATGAAGATGATCTTCAACTCTCCTGGCGGCGATGTTTCCTCGGCCTTTTCTCTCATTGATACGATGAGAGGCTCTAGGGTTCCTGTTTACACATACGGTCTGGGGCAGATTGCAAGTTGTGGGCTTCTTGCATTTGCCTCAGGGAAGAAGGGGTTCCGCTTCATTAGCGAGAACAGTTCTATCATGAGCCATCAGTTTGCTTGGGCAGCTTCCGGCAAAGAATATGAGCTGATGGCTGCCAAGAAAGAGATGGATATCGTCTCGCGTCGAATTTTGAATCACTATATAAAGTGCACCGGTCTTACAGAGAAGGAGGTTAGAAAGTACCTTCTTCCACCGGAAGATGTCTGGCTAACTGCCAAAGAAGCAGTGAAATACGGTATTGCAGATGAAATTATCCAATTTTTTTGAAATGGTGAAGGAAAAAGTTATGGCACGACCAAAGGGAAGTAAGAACAAGACTACTGTGGAGCGCGATGAGGTTGCGCCGCCGGCAGTAGAGTTTAACTACGAAAACGATGACGCTAAGTTTGATAGCAACTATCAAATGGCGCAGCAAGGCTGGCGCGCTGACCCAGCATCGTTTGTCAACCAACAAATTTTGCAAGAGAATGTAACTGTAACAGAACCAGAGCACCATCGCATGGTTGGGGCCCGTCGTACGGCGGCGCGACTGTTCTTGGTTGAGGGTGAGGTTCAGCTTTCTTCTCGCTCACCTGGCAAGGGTGCAATGATTGCAAAGCAGATGCGTCTTGTTTCTGCCAATGATGACAATGAGGCAATTCAGAAGTATGTGAATTACTTTGCTGGCTTGAGCGATCAGCAGTCGGTGTACATGGTTATCAGCGCAGCTGCGATGGAAACAATTGACTGATGAATGTAGAGATCTACACAAAGGATGATTGTGCTTATTGCATGATGGCCAAGCAGCTCATGGCTGTTAACAACATTCAATACGTAGAGCATAAGCTACACCATCACTTTTCTAGGGGGCAGCTTCAGGAAAAATTTCCTGAAGCCAAGTCCTTCCCAATTATAGTGCTTGACGGATTCTACATTGGGGGATATACTCACCTCAAGAGCTACCTTGATGAGCAGGTGGCTTCAAACAAGACACTCCTGAACGAATAGGAACTATATAATGCTGTATCAACGCGATACTCTTTTGAAGGATCTTCGTTCCAATGTGGTCGAGGTCCACTTTACCAAGACCAATGGTGAGAATCGTGTAATGCGATGCACCCTGTCTAATCTTCTACTCCCTGAAAGCTATCGAAACAACCTTCAGGAGCAGGCTGAGGAAAAGATGTTTCATAAAGAAAACCCAGAAGTTCTTGCTGTCTGGGATCTTGGGGCGAACGGCTGGCGTTCGTTCCGTATTGAGTCGGTGTTTTACGCCGTAGTTATCGACGCTTATTAAAGGAACAAAACAGAAATGGACGAACGTTACTGGGGCTATCATGCCATTATCGACGCTGCTGGTTGCAACCACAATGCAATTACTGACTATGATAACATTTACAACTTCACCAAGCAGCTGGTGAAGGATATCGATATGGTCGCTTATGGTGAACCTCAGATTGTAAAGTTTGGTAGTGGCGATAAGGCTGGCTATACCCTGGTCCAGTTGATTGAGACCAGTAACATCTGCGCTCATTTTGTTGACGAAAATGATACTATGTATCTGGATGTCTTCAGCTGCAAGCCTTTTGATGAGCGTGTCGTCGAGTCTCTGGTTGTTCGTTACTTTGGTGCTAGGACCATTCGTCGCGGCTTCATCAAGCGCAACGCTACACTTGATGTGGAGCTGAACCCCGAGGGCGGTGAGTAATAATGATCAGAGGATTTACCTGTGGTGCTTTTGACTTACTGCACCCTGGTCATGTCTATCTTTTGCAAGCTGCAAGCGAGCAATGCGATCAATTGTGGGTAGGTCTTCACACCGACCCCACAATTGATCGACCTGAAAAGAACAAGCCAATTCAAACTACATTTGAACGACATACGCAGCTAGCAGCTATAAAATTTGTGTATGGTGTTATTCCCTATGATACTGAAAATGACCTGAGGAACATACTGGCCACTTGCGCCTTTAATGTTCGTTTCATTGGTTCAGACTATATCTCCAAAAACATCACCGGCGAAGACATCTGTTCTGCAAAAGGAATGAAGATAGTCTTTATTGATCGGTTCCATGACTGGAGCTCGTCAAGCCTGCGCGAAAGGATTGAGAATGCTAAAGGCTAAGATTGTTACTGACTACCCAATTGCTTATGAGAGCGCTGACCACATTGAACCCTTTGGTACGATGCGCGACAACACCAAGAACGGTGCTTATGTTCGTGAGCTGATTCGCCGCTGTGGTGGACCCTCGATGAAGTACATGGACATTGGCTGTGCTGGTGGTGGATTCGTTTACCAGTTCCTGGCTCAGGGTGTGTTTTCTGTTGGCGTTGAAGGCAGCGACTACTCGCAGAAGAACAAGCGTGCTGAGTGGGCCACTATTCCGGACTACCTGTTCACCGCTGACGTTACCAAGCCCTTTCATTTTGAAGATGAGCAGGGCAACAAGATCCTCTTTGATGCTATCTCTGCCTGGGATGTTCTTGAGCACATTCGTAAGGAAGATCTACCCCAGCTACTGACGAACCTCAGAAACAACATGGTTGATGGTGGTCTGTTCGTTTGCTCTGTTGCAACTTTTCCAGATAAGGACTATCATGTAACTATGGAGCACAAGCCCTGGTGGGATGCTCTGTTCAAGGAACATGGGTTCGAGGTTGATGCTCCGATGGAAAATTGGGGTCGGCCCTGCGATCAGCCTTGGAATATTCCAACTGATTTTGAAGGTGCATACAAGAAGCTGCCATGAAAACAGCAATCGTAACTGGAGCCTATGGGTACATAGGCTCCGTTCTTTGTAAGTTGCTCAAGGAAAACGACTACTACGTCGTTGGCATTGACAATGATTGGCGTTCCCAGGAAGACTGGGTGCATGGTAAGCCTAGAATGAATTACTGCCATGACTTTCTTGTCGATGACTTTGCATCAGATAAGGCAATGCATGTGTACCATGAGTACAAGGATGCAACGATCTTTCACTTGGCTGCTAGCAGTCTCCTAGGTCCAAGCGCTACGGATCCACTACTTTACTTTGAGAACAATACCGCAAAGACACTACAACTGATTGGCGACCTTCGCCCATCTAATAAGTTTATCTTCGCTAGTACGGCTGCAACATATGGTCTATCTAATGGTATTCTGAAAGAGACCAGTCGACTTGATCCTCCAAACAACTACGGTAAGTCTAAGCTCTGGACCGAGCAGATGCTTGACTCTTACTATGCTCTTGGTAACATCCGAGCTGTATCGTTCCGGTTCTTCTGCGTGATCGGTGCTTATGGTGATGTTGGACAGCTGCCTGAGACACCTCATATCGTCAATCAGCTGTGCGATCGTGCCATGAAGAAGGAACCGTTTATTGTCAATGGTACCAACTATAATACGTTTGATGGCACAACAGTTCGTGACTATCTGCATGTTGTTGATGTGTGCAGAGCTATGATTCACGCTGATAAATACCTTGAGACACAGGAACCGTGTCATCACAAGTTCAATCTCGGCACCAATATGGGCTACTCTGTCCGCCAGATGATTGATTGCTTCTCGAAGGCTTGTACTGATATTGAGGCTGTAGCAGGACCTCGCCGAGTCGGTGACCCACCGTTCCTTGTAGCAAATCCAAACAAGTTTATAAAGCAGACTGGCTTCAAGTATCAGTATGGTGCTGATGACCTTGATCTCATGATGAGGTCTGCGTGGGAGTATCGTAATGGCAGGTTTTGAAGAGAACGAGATTTCAGCTAAGTCTTCTGGTGGTACAGAGATGGTCAAGCGCGCTATTGCTGCGCGCATGCCTGAGGGACTAGCTGACGATTTCCAAGTTATTTGTTCTAGAGTTCGTAACATTCAGGAAGACAAGATCAGAGTCTATTGGCTCCACGATCTTCCTCAAGATCCTGAGACCAATCACCTCAAGGATCAAGCTAGCAGAGACAGGTTTCATAAGCTGGTGTTCTGCGGTAACTGGCAGTACAATCAATACCTGAATACGCTGGGTATTCCTCCTACCGATCAATGTGCTGTAATTGATACACCAATTGAGCCGATTGAGTACAAGGAAAAGTCAAAGGATGAAGTCAGACTCATCTACACCAGTACACCGCAGAGAGGACTGGCTCTTCTCGTACCAGTTTTCACCGAGCTTGCAAAGTACAGAAAGAACATCCATCTTGACGTCTTTTCCAGTTTCTCCATCTACGGATGGGGTAACGCAGACGAGCAGTACAGGCAACTGTTTGACATCTGCAAAAATCACCCGCAGATCACTTATCACGGGTTCGCACCTAACGAGCGAGTTAGGGAAGCTCAGCAGCAAGCTCATATCTTTGCTTATCCGTCGATCTGGCAGGAATGCAACTCCAGAGCATTGATTGAGGCTATGAGTGCTGGTGCTCTCTGCCTGCATCCTAACCTCGCTGGGCTGTCAGATACGTGTGGAAGTCTCACCTCGATGTATCAGTTTGAACAAGACCACAATGTGCATGCCAATAAGTTCTATCACTTGCTGGATCGTGCAATCTCAATTGTACACGAAGACGATACACAAAACTATCTGCGCTATGTAAAAACATACGCTGATAACAGATTTAACATTGTCAAGATTGCAAAACAGTGGGAAGATATGCTTACTGCGCTCAAAGCTCAGTACCACACGGTAGAGTCAAGAGGGCTTCCCAAGCAAATGTTTAGGTATAAGATTGGATGATTGTATCCTCTACGCCTCTCCGGATTAGCTTCTTTGGTGGTGGTTCTGACATTCCTCAGTACTACAACAAGAAGCCCGGAATGGTAATCTCTACTACTATCGACAAGAAGATTCAGATAGCTCTGAATGGTTGCCAACCCAATCACATCAGAGCTGTCTATTCTGAGATGGAAATTGTCAATGATGTAGAAAAGCTGAAGCACAACAGAATCAAAGAAGCCCTCAAGCGATTCAAGATTTCTAGTAACATAGAGATCTGCAGCTTTTCAGACGTCCCCACAAAGGGAACTGGTCTTGGTTCCTCTTCTACATTCACTGTTGGACTGCTGAAGGCCCTGTACAATTTCAAATACATTGCACACAGCAAGAGGGATCTTGCCGAGACTGCATGTGAGATTGAGATCGATCAATGCGGTGAACCAATTGGCAAGCAGGATCAGTATGCTGCAGCATATGGTGGATTCAATGTCATTCGCTTCGATTCGACTGGCGTTGAAGTCACACCGTTGAATGTTGGTGTTAGTACTCTTGGCCCTCTCAACGAGAACCTCGTATGCTACTCAACAGCAATCAACAGAAACACATCCGATATCCTTTCAGATCAAATTAAAAACATTGAGGGTGACGCCTCTGCGTTTGCAAACACGGGCAAGCTGGTTGATCTAGCTGAGCAAGCATTGAAGTATCTTCGTGCCAATCGCTTGAATGATTTTGGTGCGTTGTTGGATGAGGGGTGGAGGTACAAGAAGATGCTCTCCAGCAAAATCAGCAACGCTCACATCGATCAAATGTACGATACTGCTACTCGCGCAGGTGCTCTTGGTGGTAAGCTGCTTGGAGCAGGTGGTGGTGGTTACATGATGTTCTATGTGCCGGAACGATCAAGAGGCTCTGTGGCTCTTGCTATGAGGGACTACAAAAGGTTTCATTTTAAATTTACAGATCAAGGGAGCGTGGCTGTAGGTATATGAGAAGCTTTAGCGAATACTTCATGTCTGTTGGTCTTGCTGTTACCAAGGTCAACCTCGATACTCTAGAAGCTGCTTTCAAAGCAATTGATGGATGTAACACTCTCTACATCATGGGTAATGGTGGTTCAGCGGCAACTGCAGATCACTGGGTCTGTGACTACATGAAGGGCATTAACGAGGATACCGATGCCTCTATCCCATCTGCATCGGATGCTGTAAATGCTATCAGTCTAACCAGTAATGGTCCACTGATGACCGCTCTCGCAAATGATGTAGGTTATGACCACATCTTTGCCAGGCAGTTGGGCTACTATCGCTGTCAGCACCGTGACGTGGTACTGGCAATTTCTGCGAGCGGTAACTCATTGAACATCCTCAATGGCATCCAAAAGGCAAATGAGTTGGGTGCAACGACGATCGCACTTACTGGATTTAACGGTGGGCAGGCTTCGTTAATGTCTAAGATCAACGTCCATGTTCCATCAACCAACTACGGTGTGGTAGAAGATGTGCACATGATGATCCTGCATGCTATTTCACAACGGATCCGATACAGGGACGCACTGAATCCTGAGTCTTTAAAACTCTAAATAGAGGTTGACATCTCGTCAATCCAAGGTATTATACATATATGGTCACTTCAAATAATGTGATAACGTTTCCGTTGAAGAATTCCCGTGCTCCCATCACCATGGAGCAGGTTGAAGAAAACTTAGACCTAGTCCGCCAGATTCATATACAAGAGACACTGGAGCTGGTTGTTCCTAAAATGTTTGAAAGTTTTGCTGTGGCTGGCTTTGCTGCTGATGATGAGTCTAACGAGTATCTAAAGCACGGAGCGATGATTGTAGAAGCGGCAAGATCCTTTCTCTGTAAGATGTCGGACATGCACCACCCACTACAGTTGATTGCTGAAAACATGTTCGAACAAATTGATGATGAAGGTAATCTAGAAGTGTCTGACAAGATTAAAATTATCATAACCCCCAACGAAGGAAAGAGCTAAGGCTCGTACACAATGATCATCCTTGATCTCTCTCAGGTAATGCTGAGCAACATTATGATGCAACTTGGCAATCATACCAACGCTGAAATCGAAGAAGGTATGGTTCGCCACATGGTTCTGAACTCAATCAGATCCCACAAGACAAAGTTTGGTGCCGAGTATGGCGAGCTTGTTATTGCTTGCGATAATAAAAACTACTGGCGTCGACAGCTGTTCCCCTACTACAAGGCTAATCGTAAGAAGAACCAGGAGGCCTCTGAGGTCAACTGGAAGGCTATCTTTGAGTGTCTGAATAAGATTCGCGAGGAACTGAAGGTTGTTTTTCCCTACCGTGTAATTGACGTAGAGTGTGCAGAGGCTGATGACATCATTGGTACTCTCTGCCGCGAGTTTGGTGACTACCAGAAGATTCTGATTCTGTCTGGTGACAAGGACTTCATTCAGCTGCAGCGCTACATCAACGTGCGCCAGTATGACCCTGTCCGCAAGAAGAACATCACCCACAATGATCCCGACAAGTTTCTGTTTGAGCACATCCTCAAGGGTGACGCTGGTGACGGGATTCCTAACATCCTGTCGAACGACAACTGCTTGGTTGTTGGCGAGCGTCAGCGCCCATTGACTCAGAAGAAGATCGATGCCTTTGTTGAGCTTGCTATTGCTAACAAGCAGGATCATCCTGCCTTCCGCAACTTCAAGCGTAATGAGCAGCTCATTGACTTAACTAAGATTCCTAGTAACATTGCTGCACAGATCCTGGAAAGTTACTACGAGCAAGAGGGCAAGAAGCCTAATAAGCTCATGGACTACTTTATTGCTAACAAGCTGAGAAATCTTATGGAAAACGTTGGAGAGTTTGTATGAAGATAGGTGTTGCTGAAATTCTAAAGAAGGCATCAGAGATTAAGGATGATGCTGCTCGAGTGGAGTGGCTTCGTGTAAACAGTAATCCCACTGTGCACACTATCCTTCGCTATGCCTATGACCCAAAGATTGTTTGGCAGTTGCCTGAGGGGGCTCCTCCCTACAAGCCGAATGATCTTGTCGATCAGCAACATAGACTGTATACTGAGCTTCGAAAGCTGTATCTGTTCGTTGAGGGAGGCAATCCCAATCTGAAACCTCTCCGCAGAGAGCAGCTGTTTATTGAACTACTGGAAGTGGTTGACCCAGAAGACGCAAAGCTGCTGCTTGCGGTAAAAGAAAAGACCATACCGTATCCCGGTATCACAAAGCAAGTTGTACAAAAAGCGTTTCCAGGTCTCGTGTAGGAGGAATTAGCGTTAAATGGGTAAGTCTAGGTCTAAGGATTTCAGCCGCAGTAATCAGTGGGATGATTATGATGATGGCGACTATGGCGATTATAGGGATACGGAGCGCCGCCGTAAGGAAAAGCGTATGAAGAATCTGATTCGCTCCAAAAATGTCGATCAGCTGATGGACATGGACGAAGAAGAAGTCAACTGGAATAGGCGATAAGAGAATGCCAAGCTATACATTTCTAAATACTCAGAGTGGTGAGGTGTTCACCACGATTATGTCTATAGCAGAAAGGGAGGACTATTTAAAAGCCAACCCCCACATCCAGCAACAACTGATTTCTGCTCCTGCCCTCGGTGACTCGATTCGCCTGGGACTCAAAAAGCCTGATAATGGATTCCGCGATCGTCTCAAGGAAATTAAGAAGCACCACTCGAAAGGGATTACAAAGAGCACAGTCAACACCTTTTAGAGAGACCATATGCCAGCAAACAACATCGAACAAAAAAGACTCACCCGCAAGGAAAGAAGGCTGCAGCGTCAAAGTCAGGAGGTAATAAAAGAGAAGTTAAACTTCACACTAAAGAAAATTAACCCTCTAACTGAAAACCAACGACGCACCTTCAATGCGTATGACAATGACAAGCACCTCCTACTCATAGGAACAGCTGGCACAGGCAAGTCCTTCTTATCAATCTACCTTGGTATGCAAGACATCATGGAACAACGAACACACGAAAAGATGATTATCATTCGTAGCGTTGTTCCTACAAGAGACATGGGTTTCTTGCCTGGTTCCAATAAAGAAAAATCCAAGGTTTACGAAGCACCCTACTACGCAATCTTCTCCGAGCTCTTTGGTAGAGGCGATGCTTATGAATATCTCAAAAACAAGAACCTGGTTGAATTCATGACAACCTCATTCGTTCGCGGCATCACCTTGAGTGATTGTGTGATCATTGTGGATGAGTTCCAGAACATGACAGCCAGTGAGCTGCATTCTGTATTCACGAGAATTGGTAAGAACTGCCGGGTCGTGTTTGCAGGGGACATCAAACAGAATGACTTCACATATAAGAGGGAACAGTCTGGTTTTGGTGACTTCTTTAAAGTGCTTGACAAAATGAGAGACTTCAGTATAATTGAGTTTGATAGGAATGACATCGTGCGTTCCGATCTGGTCAAGTCCTATATCATTGCTCGCGAGGAGCTAGAGGATAGAGGATTAGTGGCTGCTTTGTAATGAAATGGGGAGTTGATAGCCTTGGTCCGTCAAATTGAGCCTGCCGTGCTTTTGCACATCGCTAATGCTCTTGCTGATCTACAGCTAGCGCGGGATGCAACCAAGTATGGTTTTGTTGATGATCATATTGCAAATGCAATTGAAGAACTGATCAAGGCTATCAACTGCTCTATACATGAAGGAGTGTGATGTGGAAAAGCAAGGTAGCTTTTCTGTCTGGCAAGATGGAATGAAGGTGGCTGGTGGGTTTGGTCCTCTTGAGGATATCAAGAGGGAGGCTGCTCACTACAAGATGGTGTACTCTGAGGATGGTCCTGTCAAGGTGATCGTCCGTGAGAGCAAGCCCAGGAAGAACAAGTCCGATGAGTGATATCGTTGAACGCCTGCGTTTGGGTGAAGACGGTCTTGAATATGCAGCGGCTGATGAGATCGAACGACTTCGGGAGAAGTGCAACAAGCAGGCTATGATGCTGCAGCGCTTGTTCCCCGACAAGTTTCCGTGGACACCGTTCATCACTTCAGTTGGCGGTGGAGTAGACGAGAACAGAATGCCCGAGCGCCTCTACGTGGTACCGGCATACGGTTGTGACTTCTCGTATGTCTATGAGCGAACAGACAAGACAGTTGGGCCGGAGTGGTAACAGTGGATAACACACCTTGGTCAGATGAGACCATAGCTCGTCTGAATGAATTTCAAAAGAAGGGCACCTTTCATCCCTACACATGTCCTGGTGACTACAAGGTGTGTGCAAACCAGCGAGAGCTGATTGCGACTACCAACGGATGGGTTTGTGCGTGCGGTAAGTACAAGCAGAAGTGGGCACATATATGATGAAGGACGATGATCTCAAGATCGAGTTGATCTATCTCCAAACCGGGACAACTCAACGTCCTGGCGGTCAGCACGCTGGTAGTCCAGCTTCTGCGGTTCGCGTAACTCATGAACCATCCGGAATTATGGCCCAGTGTGGAGATTTACGCTCGCAACATCTGAATAAGATGATCTGCGTAAGCATGATTGAACATGCCCTAGCCAAGATAGATGTTGACTTTTAGTTAAAACGGGGTTATAAAGGCACTAGCAACATGGGATACGTATCGTGCCTGAGTTCATTGTATGTGGAAAGTCGGAGGTGAAGAAGACAGCAAAGAAGTTTGCTGCCACTCACCTTCTTAGCACTCTTGATCCTGGTGATTGGGTCTTCCGGCCGCCTCGGATTGATGGGCAGAACCATCTGCAGCTTTGGTTTGATGATGAGGAAGACTCAACAAAGGCCAATGCACCTACAATTCAACATGCCAGGATTATCCTCGAGTGGGGGTCAAAGCTTCCGGAGGATGCTCGGGTAGTCGTGCACTGCTTTGCGGGTGCATGTCGGAGCACTGCTATCGCTATGGCTCTTTGGCTTCAACATAATGGAGCAAAGGATCTCCAAGGCGCAGCTGAGTGGATTAAGGATATTCGGCCTCAAGCATGTCCCAACCTACTCCTAGCTCAGCACTTTGATACCCTGCTTGGGCATGGCGGTCAATTTGTTAGCCTATGTAATGATGTAGGAATTAATACGATCAATCGGCAGTGGAAGATCAACAACCCATGAGATACTGGTCATACAACGAGCAGACAAAATCACTAGATGATTCCATTGTTGTCACTGTCTCAGAGGATGAGATCCTTGACATGTACTGGAGCTGGTGGTATAGTAAGATGTGTGAGAAGTTTGGACCCGAGGTGGTCTATCGTGACTACACCAAGCAAGACTGCATCGATGATTGGGTCGTTGTTCATTGGGCATGGGAGGTTAAGGATGACGAAACCAATTAAGCTTGAATGGCATGATACTGATGCAGATCTGATTGATCAGCACACAGACACGGTTATCTTTGACTTGATGAAGTATATCCATGAAGATCTACACCAGGTAAGCGATCTGATCTTCCATCACGTGTTTCTCACAAAAGATATGGGCGGTCCCTGTGTCTATGTGTGGGGGAAGGATGGTTCAGACGCGTACCAATGTGAGTATATGCCGCACACGGTATGGGGAGAGAACATCGATGAGTGAAGACTACGATGCCCTAGTGGCGAAATACGACTACCAAACCAGGCTCGACATCGCAGCCTGGGTCATCTCAAAAATCGACGAGCATGGCAACGACCCAGGCTCATTTCGCTACCTAATCTACAACCTGCTGGGTTTTGGTCCGGACGCATACGTACCACTGTATGAAGCTGGTGGTATGAACATCACCAATGAGCTGGACTATAGCACCGTTGGCACGCTGATAAAGATCATCGAGGAACAAGCGATTGAGAACAAGGAGCTCAAACGCTTTGCTCGCGTATGTGATGAACCAAAGTGCTTCAAGCCTGCAACGTGTGGCTGGCCAAGCGATGATGGCTATCGCAACACGTGCTATCAGCATTCAAACTTTGAGAAGTATAAGAGTAAGGATTAGCACCAGCTCTGCTTGGCTTCTCCAAAATACTCACGTGCAAATCCATTCTGTATCAGCAGAGCTCTGAGGCTGACGTTGTTGTCCAAGATAACGTCACCCAACACTCTGCCCCCATACTTGTCCCAATCCGTCACAAACGGACGTGCAGTGCTGCTGCTAGCAATCACTCGGTGTGCAAATTCTGTTGCAGCTTGCCCACGCTGAGCTTCTTGCGGGCATCTGGCTCTGTGACCCTTCTCAGGTGTATCGACACCATAGACACGCAGCAGGATTCTCTGGCGCATAGGAGCAGGAACCCACGTGGCCTGAAACTCAATCGTGTCGCCATCTACAACCCTCAACACTCTCCAATCATGAAGAACAAACTCGGGGTTACGTCTCTGAGCTTGGGTAGATGTGACAGCCAGACAAAAAACCATAAGAGCAGCAATAAACAGTTTCATTTTACACCTTTTCGTGTATAGTGTGAGATGGGTTATATAGGATAAAAAGATGAACTGGGACGAGTACTTTATGCAGATGGCTGAGCTTGTGGCCACAAAGTCTAAGGATCGATCGACCAAGGTTGGTTGTGTGATTGTTGGGCCCAGCCACGAGGTTCGAACGACAGGCTATAATGGCTTCTGCCGCGGTGTGTATGACGATGGCGTTGAGTCTAGACACGAGAAGCCAGAAAAGTACTTCTGGGTAGAGCACGCTGAGCGCAATGCGATATATAATGCAGCAAGGAATGGAATTGCGCTTGAAGGTTGTACAGCCTATGTCACAATGATACCCTGTGCTGACTGTACGAGAGGTTTGATTCAATCTGGCGTCAAGCGAGTGTTCTTCTGTCACTATGCTGGCGACAATGAGAAGTGGTCAGAGAGCTTTGAGCGCAGTTACGAGATGGCCAAGGAAGCGGGGGTTGAATTGAAGATAGTATGATTACAACAAAGAGAACCAAAGAGTTTTTTCACAGCCCAATACATCTGGACGACCTACAGACTACAGAGGTAGATGGTAAGAGGCACTACCTCACTCCGGAGGGTGTCTTCCCATCCGTCACCACTGTTCTAAGCAGAAAGACGTCCAAGCAGTCTCTCGATGAGTGGCGGGCGAGAGTTGGTGAGGAGGAAGCCAATAGGATTATGAAGTTGGCTACGGACAGAGGAACAGCTGTCCACAACATCTGCGAGAACTACATCCTCAATAAGGAATACAGGATAGG